TTTGTATGTGCCATCTAATAATTGGCCAATGCCTGATGCTGTTGAATTTGGATTTTGTGCTGTGCTTTTCCAAGCTGATTCTTTTCCAATTAGCTTAGTTAAGCATGAATATTGATTTTTATTGAGCAATTCCTTTGCCACTTCTTTTGCATTTACTTGCATCAAAGGTGGTCTTTCTTTATATACTACTGGAATTGCAGGTGTTGGTGCATTTACTTCTAATACTAATGCAAGAAGGAATATTAGAATTCCCCCTTGAATTAATCCTTTATTATTCTTAATAGATATTCTCCTAGTTAATTACTCAAGCTCCCCTAGCTTCCGTCCCCTAGTTGATCCCCTATTTGAATTTAGGCCTTCCAAATCCAACTATGGATATCTGTACGCCCTTCTTGTTTTTTCTGAATGCACGAAGTTGTTTGCATACTTCTCCACCGTTTCTTTGGCTTCCGCCTTTACGGTTAGTAGTATTGCCTTCTATGCACCACACAGTACCGTCTTCATTATCTTTTATGACAATGCCTACGTGACTGATTCTATCTACGCCATCTGCTGGAAAATCAAAGTAAGCAATATCTCCTGGTTCAGGATCTGCTAGATCTCCGTCAATCCATGCACCCTTCTTCTTAAAGGCTGCTGCGCCTGCTGGCGTATAAACTGTGTTTGGGACCTTGACTCCAGCTTCGTTGGCACACCACATTACAAATGATCCGCACCATGGCTGGAAGTCTGCTTTGGTAAATTTGCCGTATTTAGTCTCATTGTCTTTTGGACCTTCTATGACTCCTATTTCACCTTTAGCAACTTCAACTAATCTTTCTGCTGTTCCTTGTTCTGCCATTATTTATCCCAGTCCTCATCTACTTCATGTGGAGCAGGTACTTGATCTGCTGGCTTTGCTGCACGTCGTGCTGCTGCCTCATCAATCTCTGCTTCTAATTTCTTATCTGCCATAGTATTCTTGGCATCCATTTCTTTATTTGCTAACTGAGCAGCCATAACATCTTTGGCTCCAGATTGACCAATCAATAGACCTGCAAGTGTGCCTGTAATAAATGTGGCCACTGAGCCTAAGACATTGAAAAACATCTTGTCGTTTTCTGATTGTGCATTTACTGGCTGGGTTACAAATAGCAATCCATACAGAATACCAACAGATGTAAGTAGCAAAATTGCTCCTAGAGTTAATCCTAGAATAAATTTTAATCTAGCATCTAGGTCTTGCGGTGTTAGTCTTTCTTTCATTATTCCCCATCTTTCTTAATTGGCCCAACCAGATCTTCTGGACAGGCTCCGTTTGTTGTACAAATAGGCGGCTTACATTCTGCCTTTTCCCAGTTTGCTGGGTCTTGGCAGGGATAGCGGAATGAGCCATCATAGCCACAGCCAGCCAATAATAAAGTTATAAAGAATAGTCCAATTAGTCTCATATTTCCTTCCTTGCACTAAAACAGATTAAATTATATAATGTTGTTATGACAACAACAAAAGTACCAGCCCATCATTATGTAAATCCATACACAGGAGAAATTGTGCCACGATCTGTACAGGTCTGTGACTCCTGTCACCTTAATTTTACCAGCTCTGCATCAGGAGATAACCATCGTGCATATAGACCAGGACAACGATATTGCTTAACTCCTAAACAGGCTGGATTAGTTAAATTAATTAATAGCTTTGGATCTACTATTTATAAGACCAGAAACAGCCCTGATCCGAAATGGGCAGTTCAAATACTTGCTCCGTAAAGGCTAATAACGCCAAACGTTACTATTTGGCTTTTCCAGCAGTGTTATGTCAACCGCTAGAATGGTCTTTAAAATTGATTATAGGCGATTTGAGCATATGATCTAGTTGCAGTGTATAGGGATTAATGGTACCATAGATGACTATAGGGAGAGGAAAAAAATGGAGTCAGAGTCATTTATGAAAGGGCATACACATGTCAAAATTAGGAAGAGCATTAAACAGCCAACAATTAAAGGCTGAAATATTAATAAAGCAATATGGCCGTTGCGCTTATTGTAATTTATCTCTACATGATCAAGAAATACAATGGGATCATTTTATACCTTGGTCTTATTTAAATTCTAGTGGTGGTGATAATAATTGGGTTGCTGCCTGTAGAAAATGTAATGGGAAAAAATCTAGCAAGGTATTTACTAGCTTAGAGCAAATAACTCAATTTTCATATAAGATGGTTAAAAGCCATGGATCCTTTGCAGAAGGCTGGTCTGAAGATGCAACAGCCTGGAAATCTGAATTGGAATCTATGATTCGGCAGGAAGTACCCGTTAAAACAGCTCAGAGGCTCCTCAGAGAGGCGAATAGCTGGGCATCGTAAGATTTTGTGTTGAAATGAACAGGGGTCTTAAAACTGATTTAAAGCCCTTCTAAGACCATCCTTCTCCAGCATTTCCTACAATAATCATTATAGCCGTCTGGATTTGATATTTTTTTATTAAATTTGGTTATTTCCATATATTGTCCACAAGACAGGCAAGATTTATTATCTACCTCAATGTGATTTCTAATTCCTGGATTTAAGAATTTCCTGGCTTGATAATATACCGCCGCACATTCCTTACAATATGACCCATATCCATCGCCATATTTTCTATTGGATTTACTAAATTCATCATAGGGCTTCTGTTTATTGCATAATGCACAATACTTCATTCTTCCGCCCTTTCGTTCCACGTGGAACATGAATAGGGCCTCCATTGCTGGAGGCCCCTGTACGGCTGATTAGCACGTTATCTCTTATAATGTGTGTTGCTATGTGCCGTATGTATATATATTACTACTTAATCTTTCTTAAGTCCATAATCCTTAAACTTAGGATTTACAAACTTAATCGCTGGTCCTGCAAATCCTGCAATAAATGCATTAACTAGGACTTCTAGATCTGTTTCTCCAGCTAGATATAATGCAACAACTGCAGCAAATGCTGCACGGAAGTATGTTCCTGCTGCTGACATTAGCTTCTCTTTGTTTGTTAGTTCTATTTTCGCTTTAGCCATTGTAGTCTTCTCCTTTAGAGACAAAGCTTTTCTTCTTTGTCTTCTTTTCGTTAGCTTCTATCAGAAGTAACATTATTTGATCTACTCTCTGTTCAAGCCTGTTAACAGAATCACGGAGGCTAGTACCTCCATTTTCTTTAAGCTCAGATAGATAGTGTTTTACTAACCATCTAATTGATCCTGTAAATGCTATTACAATAGTAATTGCAGATACTAATAGACCTGCCCATTGTTCTACAGTCATTTGTCCTTTACTCCTACTTCAGATTTTATTGCTTGTTTAAATGTGTACTCAGGCTTCCACCCAAGAATATCCCTATTATCTAAAACAGGAATAGTAGACATATCGTGTATGCCTAATACTTTATACTGAATGGCAAAGCCATTTTCCTTATATTCATTTATTACATCCATCAATGTTCTTGATTCTCCAGTAAAAATGTCTGTTGTTAAAGATCCATTATTTTTGACATATTCCATAGCCAAAACATTTGCTCTTGCTATATCTAGTATATGTATATAGTCTCTTGTGGAGGTAATACTGTTAATTGTTATTTCTGGCTGCCGCCCAATTATTGAAAATATATTTGTTGAGCCAATATCTTGGGCTGTGTCAGTTTTACCTACAATGTTAAAGTATCTTAATATAACTACTGCAGGGCATAAAAAACTTAATAGACGTTCTTCTAGCATTTTGCTATTAGCATATGGACTAGGAGTAGCATTGTAAACGGCTGCAGATGATGCAAATACTACTGGTATGGATGCTATTCTTGCAACAATAGATACTACAAAGGTAGACACTAGATTGTTAAAATAATAAGACCAGGGCTTTTTGATAGATTCTGGAATAGATTTCTTTGCTGATAAATGAATTATACATGTTGGCCTTACGCCTCTTAAATACTTAAATAGGTATCTTGCATCTCTACCAATTTTTTTATCTATCTCAATTACTTCATATCCAGATTCTTCTAAAAGCTCTTTTGTTGCCGTTCCTACATACCCACGAGATCCAGTTAAAACTATCACTCTTGATTCCTGTACTTAAATATTGTTTCTTGTGAGTGATGATTTACTGGTATTGGATCTATATTTATATTATGATTAACAAAATGAGGAGACTTGTTTTTTACATATTCTAATTTAGAGATATATGTGTTTAGACAATAATCAGCACAACTAATGCCGTCTGTATATTCTGCATTTAAATATGCTCCGTACCTTGCCTGAAACTTAGAATAGATTACATCATGATGATATTGATGAAAGACATATTTTCGTGTCCAAGGAACATCTACCAAATCACATGCTGCATCTAAGGTATCTGTTACAACTATTTGATCTGCTGGATAAACTGCAGATAATACAATTTCCATTGCATACATTGAACAGATTCCGCAGTTGTGTCCATAATATCCACGCCATAAAACATCCGTTCCCCATTCTCCTGGCTCTTCTAATCCGTAATACATTTGCTCTTCTAGTTCATCAGAGAGCTTCATGATATTTATAATTTCTTTTGTTGGGCCGATAATTGTAGAGTGCATATCAGATATTCTTTTGTATTGAGGATATCCAAATTTAATTGCTGCTTCTTCAAGAGCCTTCACAGATCCTGGAGTATGTGAATAGTTTCCAATGCCTACATATATTTTATTTGTAGTAAATGGAAAGTTATTAAGCATTGGGGTAAAGAAAACATCTGTATCAACTTTGCATAGATAATCATATTCCAAGAGTGGCTCAGGCATGTCGTATGGAAAGACCATAGACTTTGCAAATTGATAGTCTTTATAAAATTCTTTATCTGGTGCTGTATATGGAATGACTTTAACATTCATATGTCTATCTAATTGATCAACAATATCAGGGTGTGCGTAGAGAATAAAAGTAAATCTTCCATCTAAGCCTCTGCCGCTATAAGTCATTAGATTTGCTTCATCTACATACTTAGGCTTATTATCTACATATGCCGCTATAGCTACCTTAACAGTTTTCAACTATCTCACCACTTACAAAATCAAGGCCTGCATGTAATCCATATTGAGCAATTGTTCTTTTAGTTCCAAGCAATAAATCTCCAACAGTTCCTTCAGTTAAAGTTTTATATATTAGAGCTTTAGATGGTTTATCTAACTCTTCAAATTCATTTGGAAAGTCTGTCCATAATATCTTGCGTTTATTTATTTCTGCTGGCTTATTATGATTATAATAAAGATGATACATATATTGTTGTTCTGGTACTAATAAGTCAAATCCATGTGTATATGCTCTGGCTGCCAGCCAAATTTCTTCACCATAAAATGCTATTGTTGTATTAAATGGAAGGAAGTCTCCCACAGTAAATATAGATCCTCCAGAAACAGATTTAACCATTTTGTTGCCGTCTGTAACAGCCATTGCTGTCTGTAAAGGTATTCTTGTCTGTCTAAATTGATCTGGATTTTCGTGGAAACTAATATTGCTTAAGCTTCCTTCTGCAATAAAATCTCTTTCTATAAACTTTGATGTTACTGTTGGGTACCAATAATTTGCTGGGTACATTGTAAGCAAAGGCTTTGATATTCCATCTATTTGATAGTTTAGGGCGGAGTTAAGAACTATCTCATCCCAATTCCGAACAAATCTTGTATGCGAATCACATTGTAAATAATAGTCTTCGCCATTATAAAATTGATGAGCTAAAGCTCTTCCTATGCCTAGCCCAATATTTTCAGGCGCTTTGCTTGTTGCATATTTAACATTATCTAGTGGCAAGATATCAACTTCATTGTCTTCTAGATAACAAATATGTACACCAAAATTAATTTGATGATTGCCAGATGATTGTTTAATAGCATCCAAAATTGTTGGACTAATTTCAAAGTCTCTATATGCTGCTATTTGTACGAATATACTTGCCATTATTCCGCCCAAATTGCGTGAACGCAAGTCTTGCAGAAATTATCAAATGATTTAGCAGTCATCATTTTATGTTCAACGCTCATCCATATATCTTTTAATGGCTTATCGTTTGCATTTCCAAATACTGTTTCAAAGTCATAATCGTTACAGCAAATAAATAGATCTCCATTAGCTGCTATATGAACCCATCCATTTGGCCTTCCGCCAACTTCTATGCCGTTACCACAGCCAACAACTCTAGTTCTACCCTTTTGTTCTTTTAATTTAATGCCATCAATATTGGTAATAATCTGATGAGTATCTAAATGACCATTTCTATCTACAAGGGCAGGCATTTCATAAACCTGTACATCTGGAAACTTTTGTCTCCAGCCATTAGTCATTCTAGCAAGAGTTCCATTTTCTGGATCCATGTCCATTACAGGAGCATCTTTTAGCTGCGTGATCCATCCACCGTATTCAACGAGTGAATTCTTATTAATGCCATTTACCTGAATTGATAGTCTTTTCTCTTTTACCATGTCTGGTAATTGCTCTATGGCATATGTAACTTGTTCCATCAATTTGTCAAACATCTTAACTGGCTTTCCAGTAGCCCTGGCCCATTCTTCTGGCTCAGAAGCAGGAATATTAAAACAAATGCCATAAACAACATCAGAATATTCTTTAATTAGATCTGTTCTTGCCTTAGTTAAAGGTGTTCCATTTGTTAAAACAATAGTTCTAATCTTATGCTTTCTAAGCACCTCCAGCATTTCTGGAAAATACTTGTAAAGCAAAACTTCGTTATAATGAGCGGTATAGATAAAGTCAAAATTTTCAGAAACAAATGTGCCTTTGCCAGCCATTAATTGCTCAATAATATTTTCAAATACTTCTATTGGCATATTTGTTCTTTGAGCTAAAGGATTTTCAGCATATTTAACTGGACAAAACCAACAGCCAACATTGCAAAGACCATTAGGATCTATTTGGGCCATTGATATTTTATATGGATATCTCATGTTACCACTTACCTAATGGACATTTTGCAATTTCCAATTTAGTTTTTGCTGGCATAAAACAGCCACATTGCTTACACTGTTTTGTTATTTTTATTAATTCTGGACAAGATAAACATATATCAAGTCTTTGTGTAGCCAACTCCTCAGATGCTCTTTCAGTTTGTGGATTAAGCATATCTAATGGAGTTACTCCATTTTTTTCTTTATATTGCTGCCATCTTGATTTTGACATTTAGTGCCCCTCTAATAAATTTAATTGAACTGATCAAAATATCCTTCAGGAGTATTTGGATTTTTAGGATGCCACGCTGGTAATGCTGTGATATCTCTGTCTGTAATGGTAAACTTTTCACCATCAAATGTTGCATTTGGAGAAATAACATATTTACCATATGGATATTTTGCCAAATCCTCAACTTGCGGATTACTTAATAGTATACTACCAAAATATTCTGATGTTTGGAAGTCTTCTATAACTTCGCCATCTTTAACAAATCTAACAGTAATACCGTCGTAATCTGGATATTCTTCAGATACATCTAATACCTCATTAGAGTCTGTAAACATGGAAACATGTTCTGAAATAACAGGAATGTCATATAGACAATCTCCATCAATTATCCAGACTAAAGCCTTTCCGCCAGGTCCAAATACATTATCATCGTTTATCATTCATTCTCCTTTGTCATTAGCAACCTGAGCCAGGTGCGTAGTCAATAATTGGTGTACATGATGATCCTGAACCAAATCCAGAAGTACATGCTCCAACGAATGGTGCATTTACGCAACATCCAACAGCAATATCAAATGATGTACACCTTGTTCCGCTTGGACCAGCCGTAGTGGTTGTAGGTGCAGCTGTGGTGGTAGTAGGCGCTGCCGTAGTAGTCGTAGGAGCTGCCGTAGTAGTCGTAGGAGCTGCTGTAGTCGTCGTAGGAGCTGCCGTAGTGGTTGTAGGAGCAGCCGTTGTGGTTGTAGGAGCAGCCGTTGTGGTTGTAGGAGCAGCCGTTGTGGTTGTAGGCGCTGCCGTAGTAGTCGTAGGAGCTGCCGTAGTTGTCGTAGGAGCTGCTGTAGTCGTGGTTGGTGCAGCCGTAGTTGTGGTTGGTGCAGCCGTAGTTGTGGTTGGTGCTGCTGTAGTGGTCGTAGGCGCAGCTGTAGTCGTTGTAGGCGCAGCTGTAGTCGTCGTAGGCGCAGCAGTTGTGGTTGTAGGAGCAGCAGTTGTCGTAGTAGGCGGAGGCGTTGTTACGGCTCTTAAATATATTCCTATTCCGCTTGGATAACGCTGTAGTGGACTCACTGTTACTCCCTTTTTACTTCTTAAGCAAATCTATTTTGTGATGCAAGAGCAGTAAATGTAGCAGCCCCTGTTTTTCTAATTGTGTAAGTATAAACATCTGTAGAGTTTATATTTCCAGAAGAAGGTGCAGATCCGCCTAGCCACTTCGGAACTACAGCACCACCATCAACAGTAAAGGCTGTTGGATAGTAGGCAGTTCCACCATTTGGTGATTCAAATACTACAGTAATTTGTTCTCCAGTTGACATTATTGAATTAAGAGTAGTAGCACCATTTCCACGAACATTTATTGTCCAGTTACCAGTAGCATTAGAGGTGCGAATATTAACAGCAGCAACTAGAACATCAAGATTAATTGCTCCAGTAGCAGCAGTTGCAGAAATTAAAGCCTGCTCTTTTGGTGAAATTAATAGTGCATTGTCTGATATTGCAATTGTTGGGACAGGGCCACCAGAGTTAGTAATTGTAATACCATTACCTGCTGTTAGACCAGTAACATCTCCAGTGCCAAATGACTGCCATGCTGCTCCATCGTAATAGACTGTGGTATTGGTATCAGCAAGGTAGGCAAACATACCTTCTTGAACAATTGGTGCTGTCAGGGCAGCATCTCTCGCTGCAGCATTAGCAAAGTACATTATTGACTGATTTTGCAGGTTGTACTGAACCTGTGCTGCGGTTAATACGTCGCCTGTGTTAAAGGTACGATAACCAGCGTTTGGACTGCCTGTAGGCATTTTTATTCTCCTCTTTTTAGTAAGTTAAAACGTTTGTATCAAGTATACCTTGAGTGGTTGAATCCAAGATAAATGCTTGAATAATTGGTTCTGCTGTAAATACTTTAATGTTCCATTGACCTGGAGTAATATCATGATTTACTCCTTGAACGAATAATTCACGAGTAATTGTGCTACCACCAGGCATGGACTTAGTAATATTGATTAATGTATATATATCTAAACGTAAGTTATCAAATGTATTTATCTCGCTAACATCTGCATTTAGAGTTAATGTCATTGAATCAATTCTAAGATTTGCATCTTTGCGAGAGGCTACAAGCATTTGTGCTTGATCTAAAGCCTCAGCATCTGTTTGCATTAATAAATCTGTTCTTTGTCCTGATTTATAAAAATATGTATCAATGCTTGGCTGATCTGTTACTATTTGAGGCGTTCCGCCTAATCTTGTAATAGAAACATCATTTAGAACTAATTGATCATCAAATGCAAAGTCTACAGAGGCATATGGATATTCAGTTGCTGAAAGAGGATATTGGTCTGTATATACTTTTGGATTTGTATCAGCCAAAATACTAACTGTATTACGATCAAGAAATGTTGCTTTTCCATCTCTTCCCATAAAGAAAGCACCAAATTCAGATTGTTCTATTGTTTGGATAGCCTGTAATATTGATCTATTTCCGCCAGGATCTGCCTGCATAGTAGAATTACCTGGCTCTAAGAACATTAATGAATCAGGGAAATCTGCAAAGTCAAGTAAAGTGTCTACTCTTGTTCCACTTAATTGTCCAGCAGTGGCTCCAGGAATTGGAGGTATTTCTGTAGATACGTTTGCCAATAGACGGAATCCGTCTACGCACTGCAAGGTGACTGTAGCATCCTGTGTAGTTCCTTGATAAAATGATGTGTCGTAGGAAGTAATATATCCTGAAAATAAATTAATAGTTACAGGATTTCCAGATAATGTTGTTGACGCATATATTCTTATTTTACGTAAAGGCAATAGTTTTCCATAATATGGTGATGATACGTTCTGAGGATTAAAATCAGAATTAGGATCATTTAATGTTACCGTTGCTGTTCCCGCTTCAAAGTTAGCAAGAATACGGTTACGACCACGACGAGTAGATACTCTTCTTACCTGAGTTGATATATCTACAATATCAGCAGGAGCATCTGCCAAAACATTTGTATCCAAAATACCAAAAGACGAACTGTCTAAAATAAATGGATATCCAAATGATGGTCCACTTGAAAAATCAATTTCTACATGTAATGTTGGTAGAGCCATATTAAATAGCCTCTAATAGTAACTGATTTCCGTTATATTGTGTTGACAATAATCCATTTCTGACTGTTTGAACCAAGTCTTGTTCTGCAGTTACAGATCCTTGGACTGTAATATTGACAACTGGAGCAGCCATTAAATTACCGCCAGATATTCCTTGAGCAGTAGCTACTGTTCCTCTATTAAATCTAAATCTTTCGTCATAGTCATTAGAAGATACTGGAGTAAATCCGCTAAGTGCCATATCGTTTGCTTTAACTTGTCCAGAACTTAATGCTCTTGCTGCCGCCTCAGCGTCTGCTTTGGCTCTTGCCTCTGCTGCTTGCATTGCTGCAATTGCTTGACCTGTATACCTTGCAGATGAGGCTGCTGATGCAGCGTCTACGCCTTGTCCAAGTAAACCAACCATCATTGCATTTGCAATATCTGATGCAGATTCACCAACTATTTGTGCTACCTGAACTGCCGTATTTATAGCTTCAGTAGTTGTAGCTTCTCTAATTAGATTTAGGAATGTACCTGATGCTGCTGCTACTGCCGCCTCTGCCTCTGCTGCTGCGGCTTCTGCTTCTGCTGCAACTGCTGCTGCATCTGCTGCTGCGGCCTCTGCTGCTGCTGACGCTGCGACTGCTGCGGCTATTACTGCTGGGTCATTACCAGAACCAGGAACAAAGCCACCGCTAGAAGAACTGCCACCAACTACGACTCCTGTACCAGCCTTAAGAAGTGCTAAATATCTTTCTAATGCTGCTATAGCATTTAGCCATCCAATTTCTGCTGCTCTGGCAGGATCAATAAGGGTACCTGAATAAGAAACTGGAGAACCAATCTTTTTAATATAATCAACAACTTGATCAGTAGTTAGTTTCCATTTAGCCTGAATCTTAATAATTTCAGCATCTTCTAATTTACCATCATTAACAATACCAACAAAGTCAGCATACATTCTGACTTGTTCTTCAGTCATGCCCCATTTTGTTTTTAACTTTTCAATTTCAGCATCGCTTAAAATGCCGTCATTTAGATAGGTAAAGAAATCAAGATATTTTGCTGCTTGTTCTTGAGTACTGCCCCATGATTTAGCAAGTTTAATAATTTCATCATCGCTAATTGTGCCATCTGCAACAGCCTGGAATTGAATTAAATAGGCTCTAACTGCTTCTTCTGGTAATTTCCAGCCAAGAGCCAATGCTTTAACTTCTGCATCAGTAATTTTCTCATCAGCAATTACACGAAGAATATCTACATATCTTGCAGCTAAATCATTTCTAACTCCAAGAGAAATAATTTCTTCTTTCATTGCTTTAATACGATCAAGATCAATCTTATTTATATCATTTTGTCTCTTGATTAAAGCTTCTGCTGCATTTAATTGCTTGATATCTGTTTCTTTGTCTAGAGCATTTTGACCTTGTACACCAAGAGCCTTTTTAACTGCCAATATTCTAGCATCAAGTCTAGCTTGTTCAGCATCTCTCTTAGCCTGCTCTTTTTTAATCTTATTTAATCTAGCTATTCTATCTGCTTCTTCTTTTAGAGAATCAACTTTTGCTTTATTAGCCGCCTTTGTAGCTGCTTCAATTGGCTTAAATCCATCAAGAATTCTTTGACGGTTGTACTCTTCATTGCGTACTCTAAATACAGCTTTCTCAATAGCATCATATCCACGGACAGCAGATTCTGTCATCTTGGACATAGCAATTTCTTGCTGTGCTTTTCTCTTTATATCCGCTTGAGCAGATTTACCTAAAAGATAATCTAGGCCTTTCCACAATAACGTGAATCCTGTAATTACTAATCCAATTTTGCCAAAAGCTAGTAGTAATAATCTCCAAGGAATTAATGCCTTTGCACCAGCAGCAGCTGCTGCAGTACCTGCAGCTGTTGTCGCACCAGCAGCAGCACTAGCAGCTGGAGGAATTAATCCAAGTGCTCTTCCAAGCATTGTTACGCCAGCACCAGCAGCTTTAAATGCAAATATAAATGCATTTATTTTAGCAATAACTTCAAGGGCAGCAACTGTTGCTCCAATTACTAAAAACGCTTCTTTATATTTAACTACAAATTCAGCAAGGCCTAATCCAGCCTTAATTAAATCTTTTACTAAGATGGCAGATTCACGAAGACCCTTTTGTAGATTTTCTTCATTTAATTTTACCCATTCTTCAATAGCAGGTAATACATCTGTCTGTAAATATTCTGTAAATTCTACAACTACTGGTAATAGGGCATATCCTAATGTTTCTAATACTTCTCCATATGCTATTTGTAGTCTCTTTAATGGATTAGTATTTCCTAGTAGTTCCGCCTGTCCTTTATAGGAACTTTCTAATACTTCTATAGCCGCCGCAAAATCTTTTGTTTTGACGATATTATCGTCTAATGGAATACCAAGTCTCTTTAGGGCACCAAGATTACCCTGTTGTGCTTTAACTAAAGCTAATGTTACTGATTGTAAATCTCTACCTGTACCCGCAGCTGTATCTAGAGCAATGCCCTGTAAGAACATAGCATCGCTAGCATTTCCAGTAGCTGTGACTAGGGCACCTAAACTTTTTCTTAATTCATCATCTGCAACGGTTGAGGCTAATTGTTGCTTGCGAATATATTCTTCTACTGCAGCAATTGACTCTCTAGTAGCACCAGTTACATTCTGTAATGTTTGTGCAAGTATGGCTGAGGATTTAGAATCTTCAATAGCAGCGGCAACTGCATCTTTACCAATTTTAACAGCAAAGGCAGCGCTAGCTGCAGCAGCTACAGCAAATGCCTTAACTGCTTTCTTGGAGAAATTGTCTATATTTCTGCCAAGCTTTTGAATATCCTTTTGAGCCTGCTTTGAACCCTTATCAGAATATTGAGTTAGAATTCGGGCGACTACTGCACCAACTGCCATATTATGAATTCCTCCTCATATTTAAATTCTGTTGCAGCTTTGCTTTTAATTCATCTAAAGCTCTTGCTACATTTCTTTCAATTCTAGGTCTATTATTATCTACTGCTCTCCAAACTAAACGAGATGCAGATCCAACCTTACCTTCTATATTTTTGATAAAGTTTCCTTGCTTATTTTCTCTACCTGCTAATTCATATATAACACCTGCTGCTGATCTATTCTTTAATGCACCAGCATTTGTTGTATAGTCTCTTCTAACTTTTCTTTCGGCCTTCGTAACACTAATTCCAGCCTTAACTACACTTTGATCCCAGGCAGGCCATCCAGCTCCACCACGAGTTCTCGGATTACGGGCAGGTTGAGTGTTCCATCCACTAAGTGGTGGCTCAGACTTGACAAAGCCTTGTGCTTCTTTTTTAGCATTATTTAATTCAGAATTAACTAATTTATTAAATTGCTTTACAGCATCTTTGTCAAATTGTTGTAAGTCTCGTACTGTTTCTTTAATACCAGTTAAGACTATTACACTTTCACTCATTACCTGCCCGCATTCTTGGATCGCTCCTTGAGATAAATAACTATTGCTTCTAAAACACCATCAGGCGCTTCAAGTAAGTCTGTTGGAGAAAGCCCCGTCTCCACAGAGATCATTGCTACTGTATAAGTTAGGCTATCTCTGTGGATTCGGAATTTGGGTCAGAATCTAGCTCCACACTTTCTAGGGTGTCTAGAAATCCTTCACCAAAAGGCTTTACAACTTTACCACTGTCTTTCATCGCTGCCCAAGCCAAGAAATAGATATGCTCTAGTCTTTGCTCTTCGGTTAGCAATTTAGCGAAACCCTTATTAAATTTTTGTTCAAATTGAACAAGAGTTTTTGGACGAAGGCTATATGTACCTTCTTGTCCATCAGTGGTCTTTACTTTTACTTTTAATCCATCCATTTTAATTCCCCCTTCAAAAGGTTAATTAGTTTAAGATTAAGGAGTTATATCCTTAATTATTTCTCCAGAAATTGGCCATGTTACAGAGACAGTACTTAATTGTCCAACCGCAGCATTTAGCGGAGTCCATTCAGTTACTAATGCTTCAAAGCGATATTCTGGATTTGTTGCAGATATAGGCGCATTTATTGGCCTAACCTGACAAGATACTTTTGTTCCTACACGATTTGGCATTAAAACATTTCCTGGCTCTCCGCCAAAAAACTCTTCAAGAGAATTGTTTGCAAAATCTTGATAAAAATCAAAAGATACCGAATTAGTTCCAACTCCTGCTATGACCTCTTTATAGATTTGACCATCTTGTACAGGGGTCACATCTAGAACATCATGAACAGTTGAAAGCGTTATGTTAGATACGAGATCACTAAAATCAAAAGTAGTCTCAAATACAACATAGGCATTTGTTAGAACTATTTTAGCCATATTAAGGTGTTACATCCTTAACGATAGCACCTGTGACTGGCCATGTAACGGAAGCAGTAGCCAATTCGCCAACTGCGCCATTTAATGGTGTCCACTCAGAAATCAATGCATTGAATTGATATTCTGGATTTGTAGCAGAAACAGCACCTGTTGTTGGTGAAATTCTTACTGCTGCTGATGTACCCAAAAGTGGGTAGATTGTTGCCTCAACCTCGCCTGCAGCGAAGTCTTGGTGAAATTCAAGTGTTACTGAGTTATCAGCAAGACCTGCAATACGAGTCTTGGCTGCTGCTGGCACATTGCCTCCAGCAAATGCAGTTGTCTCAAGAACGTCGTAAGTTGTTGAAATCGTGACTGACGAAACATGATCGCTAAGATCAACTGCTCCCACTACGACTGCAACATCTGTTAGCACTATACGAGCCATTGTTATTTATCTCCTTCATTATATTCATTGTTAAAAACAAATGCTTCAGTTTCTTCCTCAAGCACTTGTACTTCTTCTTTTATTTCTTCTTTTTTGTATTCTACTACTTTATTTGCGGATATGATATGCCCTGCTGCAATTAGAAATTCTATATTTCCACCTGCATCAGTCAATTCTTTTTCGGTAAGTCTTTCATCTTTTACCTTACCGCAAACTTTTTTATCTGAGGTTACTATATATTCCATTATTTCTCCTATCCCCAAATTGTGAGGTTATATCGGTAAGATAGAAATGTTTGATCCCCTGAATTGTATGTACCACTTTCAGCAGTAATTACTCTTAGGGTATTTACAAGTCCGCCCAAAGTTCTATCTGATTCAATGGCGGTCTTAATTGATTTAGGACCAGTTCCAGCTAAAAGCTCATCAAGTTTATCTTGACCAGCTCTCTCAGATATTCTTTGAACAATCACATAAACATCAACAGATGCCTGGTCTAAACCTCTAGCATTGTCAATATCAAATGTGAAATCTAATTGACCCACGACAGCACATGGTGGAACCACCACATCTGGGATAGTGTCATATACACGGATGCCTGAAATATTCTGGATATTATATCCAATCGCATCTCTTACCTTACTTATTTTAATCATTAGTAAGCAAGCCCCTTGTTTCTACGGAATGTCTTCAAAAGCATTTCTACATCTGGATCTAATCTAGAGTTTAATCTTACAGTACCTAATTCTACAGATCCAGCAATTCCAAAAGGTGATTGCTTTCTTACAAATAATCTTGCTGCTTGTATTTGACAAGCTAATTTTACTTCATATGGGATTTCTGGAAATCCAAATACGCCTTTAATTCTAACTGTCTGTGGGAAGAAATATGGAAATACATAAGATCCAATTGCTAATATTCTTGTCCAAGGCCATCCTCTTGATGGGTTATTGACAGGTTCATACATAATATCTAATGGTGGATTAGTTACATTCCAAATCTGGTCATATGTTTGTTCAAATGATGGATCACATGCTAATTCTGTTATTTGAACGATATCATCTGTTTCTAAATACCAAGGACTATATGCTGTATAGTATTTTGTAGCTGGAGATGCTACTGTTCCTTCTTTATAAAAGAATCTCTGGCAATAATCATCAATCATTCTGCTTGCCGCCAAAATAGCAGCCTGAATTGCAGTGTCATCCATAATGTCTTCAATTTGCAAAGCATTTTTAACATCTGACAATGTGCAATAAACTGTGCTTGATTGACTCATTTGCTCCTCTTCTCCAATTTAGGCAACATAGCTTTCTCTATTTTAGGTAATGCCGTTGCCGTTTCTTTCTTAATTCTAAATATCTTTTTAAGCTTTTTCATATTCCCTCTTTTAAAAAGCAGGCTAGCGAATCGGGGGCGTTTGCTAGCCTGCTTCCTTAGATTACTCTAAGTATTGCAATAGGGTCAGGCGAGTCCCAACCCTATGCAAATCTAACTTAGAACGATGGTGCTACTAAGCCAGTACCTGCAATTACAGATAGTGCTGCTGGATAACGACCTGCAGAGAATGCAGAGTATCCATAAACAACTGACTTAACTGTGAGTGAGCCTGCACCAGTTGCATCAAATGACAATGCGAATGGTGATCCAGCCTGCTCCCAGAGATGTAGCTCAGGTGCTGTTACGCAGTAGATACGATCTTCGTCTGTGCCTGCACCAGCATTTGTACGGACATTGGCATCAACGATGATAGGTAGACCCATCATTGTGTAGCCAGAGTTACCGTAAGATGCGGAACCTGCGCCAGTTGCAACTGCGTTCATTGGGCCGTTAAGGGCTGGAAGAACGAGTGGACGATCTTGCTGATCAACTGCTGAAAGCAAGAATGCGAGACGACGTGGGTGCATGATCCAGTGTGTAGGATTCATGAATACGCCAGTCTGAATTTGCTGATAGGCATCTGCCAACTTTGGATACAAATTCGCAACTGAAGGTGAAGCCTCGTTGTAAGTTACAACGTTCTTACCTGGCTGTGCATCCATACCAAGAATTGCTCCTGATGTTCCATCTCCGTTTAGGATTTGGTTGTCAAGAGTTGTGTGCCATGAACGAATAAGGTCCTGTACGACGAATGCATCAACGCCAGTTCCTCTCTCAATGACCTGCTTGCTGAGATCCTGTTGACCTGCGATGGTACGAACATCAATAGTCAATAGGGTGTCATCAGCGTTTGTCTCAGAAACTGGGCTGTTTTCAGAAGCCTGAATAGCAGTAGAAGTTCCTGTAGTCATACGAGAAATATTGATTGTCATACCTGCAGCAGGTAGAGCATGTTTGTTGGTTGCGAAGTCTGCGGTTGGGCGACCTGCACGAGCAAATGGTGCTGCAAGATCAACTAGGTATTGTGGAATTACAAGACCTGAGAAGTTTGCAGTTCCTACATCACGACGCTCAATTGACTCTTCACGAGTGTGGCGTTGTAGACGATCATTTGCTGCATAGTCATTGCGGAATTGTGCATTGAATGCGTCAGCAATGAATGAGTTACCTGATTCAGGTGTATATGTGCGTGGTTCGCTAACAATCTTTGTTGTAGCGGTGCTCTTTGGCATAGCAACATCTGCTACAGCTGCACGAACTTCTGCAACCTTAGCATCAGCATCTGCTTGTGCCTTGAACTTTTCAATCTTTGAATCCAATGAGCGTG